GTTCGGATCGTTACGAGTTTTTGCTGAAGCTCTTTTGAGCTGACCTAGTGATCTTGCGCAGTATGATTTTCTACGTTTAGCAGCTTTTGATCCTGGTTTCACTTTACCAGTCACGGCTGTTTTTAGTTTAGAGCCAGGATTTAATCTTCTGTAGGCTTTGACCCCGGCTCGTGTCATTCCTGCTCCAGACTTTGTAGGTCTAAAGTTTTTTTTATTTCTCGCTGGCATTGTACCTTTTGAGTAATACGCTCTCATTAGATCATGCCTTTATAATATTTAAGATAAGATGGATTTGATAAAGTAACTCCACCATAATCACTTTTTATACTTTTACCTATGTATCCAGCAGCATAACCTGACGCTGCTTTAGTTCTTTTAGTAAAAGTTTTTACATTTGTTGGTTTACCACCAACACCTTGTGCAACTGCTCTTTTTCTTTTTACTGCTGAACGTCTTTGTCCCTCTGACATTCCTCTTGCTTTAGCTAGTGGAACACATTTTGGGTACTTACGTTTTGCATCTGCTTTCTGTTTAGAACGACCGCATTTTGAAAAAGAACCATCTTTCTTTTTACTTCCAATGTCCACCCATTTCTGTTTGAACCATTTATCTAGACCGTTCTTAGCCATGGCTACCCTCTTGGTCTTCGTGCTTTACCAAAACCTTTTATTTGTATACAAGCTTTACCACCCATACCTAAACCCTGTCTTTTTAGTCTCTGTGTAGCTTCAGTAAGTCCACCGCCAGCTTGATATATTCTACCACCCTCAGCTTTTTTAGGACCTCTAAAATCTTTTCTTTTTACACCAGATGGATCTTTAATTTTACCAGCACAAATTTTAGAAGCGTAGGCGTTAGCATATGCTGACGGATACACTTTAAATTTTCGCTTAGCTGCGGCTTTACCTCTAGGACATAGTTTAGTCATTATCTTTTTCTCGCTGTTTGTGCAGCTCTTCTAAAGTTTGCTGCAGTCGGTGAACCTTTAGCTCCTTTTTTTCTCATCTTCTCTCCAGAGCCAGCAGCAATCCTTCTTTTTTTAGCTGCTATGTTTGCGTACAAACCTCTACCAGCCATTATGCTTTACCTTTTTTCTTAGCCATCATAAATTTTTTAAGACCAGGATTTAATTTAGACATACCTCCGCCCATTTTTTTTACTCTGCCACCCATGGCCATTTTACCTTTTCCATCAGCAGCATAAAAAGGAACTTTTTGACCTTTTTTGTTAGTGACCATTTTTAATTTGCCACCATTTTGCATTTTAGGTCGCTTCATCATTCCGCCACCCATTTTTTTTACTCTTCCACCCATTTTATATCCTTTAGGTGATACTTGTTTGTTGTATAATCTATTTGCCATTTTTATTTCCTCCGTTTTTAAAAATTTGCGTTCCCTTTATACCATAAATACTCGCCACGACAAGGATCCAAAGATTAGTAAACCATTTCGGAAGTTCTGAAAACATCTCAAAGAATAATTTTACTTTATCCATAGCAGTCGGATCGTCCGATATCACTGCCCAGGCCAAAATTACGACGGGCAAACTAAGAATTATCAAAACTGCCTCGTCTTTCCAGTCCGATTGTCGACTTTCTAGTAATTTTCCCTGGTAAGCCTCCTCACCTCGGGCCATTTTTTCTGCATGCATTAATTGTGCATCAGACATAGCTTGTTTTGTTCTTTGACGGTTAGCATAAATTTTACTTCCCGTAGACATTGCTAATTTAATTGCTGATAACCACATATTATCCTTTTCTTATGATTGATACAGCGTCAGGCACTTTATCTGTTGACGGTATTGTTTTACTTAAGATAGTTTTTTGAATAGAAGTATCCGCTCTCATTTTTGCAAGCTCTTCATTTTGTTTTAACTTCTCATCTTGGTTTTGATCGCTCATCATAGCTCTCATTCTATCTAAATTTAATCTCTCTTTGCCTTCTTTTTCTTTTCTATCATTTTCTTTAGCTTGTAAATCTAATTCTCTTGCTCTTAATTTAGCAATTGGATCATTATCAAACTGTGAAGTTATTTTTTTCTCTTCTTTTGCGTACTCATCCATCATGTCAGCAATTAAAACTGCTTTTCTAGCTTCAACTTTCTCTTGTAACATCCTCATTTGTTGTTGAATTTGTGGATTTTGCATCGCTACCCGTTGCATTTGTGCTATTTGTGGTAATTCTTCTCTAAATTCTAACTCAATTTGCTCTTGTGCCATCAAACTTATGTGTTCAAGTATGTTTTTTTGTATTGCAGCTCCAACTATTGGTGCATTTTTCACCATATTTGTCTCCATAAAATTTAAATGCGCTGTAATATGTGATCTGTGATCCTGTCCGGGAAAAGCTTGGAACGGTTTACCAGCTAAAGCATCGATATGTTCTAGCGCTGGGTCTTTTGGCATTGGTTTTTCTGGTTTTTTTAAAATTAAATCAATATCTTTTACACCTAAAGCTTCATACATATTTCTGTAAACTTCGTATTGGTTATGAATTGCAGGATTAGAAGCTGCCAGTTGCATTTCCGTTTGAGCGAGTGATATCCGCTGTGTTTGAGAAAATATATTCGGGTCTGCAACCGGCAATATATCTATGCGGTCATCGAAATCACTTTGCATGATTTGCCTTTGACCGCCAACAACATCATACGGATAAACTGGAGGTAAGTAAAGTTTAAAAACTCTTGCCATTAAACCAAACTCACGTTTCATAGAAGCATATAATCTTTTATGAATTGCTGACATTGTTCTAGATCCTCTTTCTAACATAGCAACAGTAGTTCCGACTGCAGCGTTTTGATTACCTTCGCCTACTTGCATATCTGCAATAGATGCAAATCTTTGCCCTGCACCAACTACAACACTCATCAATTGTAATAATGTTGTTGATGGTTCTTTAAATGGTAAAGGCATAAATGCATCTCGTAGATTACCACCTGGTGCATCTACATCTCTAAACTCTCCAGGTTGAATAGGTTGTGCTTCGTCTCGCATCTTGATACCACGCATCTTGAATCCTGCTGGTAAATTAGACAGGGTTCCGGCGTCAAGGAGCGATCTTAATGCAACAGTTGCTGATCTTGATAATCCACCAATCATATGAATTAAACCAAAACCATAAAAACCTAAACCTGGTAAAAATTTAAAATGTACAAAATATTGTATTCTAGTTTTTTTAACATCACCTACTTCATAGTTTCTTCTAATAGATAAAACTTCTCTTGATGATTCTTCTATAGTTACAATGTAAGGTAATTTAATTCCTGTTGGTTCTCCTTCAATGTCTGAATCTTCAAAACCATCAATATCTAAATTTGCATGACACTCTAAAAGAGTAAACATTTTTTGATTCCTACCTCTGCTTACACCCTCTAGTTCTCTTTCTTTTTTCTGTGCTTCTGTTTCATTTTCTTGACCTGGGCTTAACTCGATATCTCTATAAAAACCACCAACTTGTTGTTTTCTTAAATCGTTTTCTGAAATTCTAACTACATGAATAATTGTTTCCGCATCATCCAATGAGGTAGCTGTGTACGGAACAATTAAATCATCCGCAGGAACAAATTTAGAAACTGTTCTCTGCATAATTTCGTCGTAGTAAATTTTTTTAAATGTAGATCCAGCTAGAGGTAAATAAAATAACATCTGATCAAATTCAGATTCATATTCTTTCATATCATTCATGATTTGGTAATTCATAAATTCTTTTACTCTTATAGATTGTTGTTCTTTGTCTGGAGTTGGTAGTCCAACAACCTGTGTTCTAACTGGACCTTGAGAGGGTAGTAGTTCTTTATATGCTAAAGATTGAAACTGAGTAACAGCTTCAGCTAAAACTGGGTGAGTTGCACCTGAAGCTCCTCTAAATGGTTCTGAGCTTTCTTCGTATTTAAATCCTAAAAGATCTAAACCTTTTGTATAAGAAGTTTCCCAATCTTTTCTAGAATTTTTATAATCTTGGTAGTTATCATATAACTCACTGCCAATTGTGTGTAATACTTCATCTGGTAATAATTCTGCAAGATTTGCAAAGTGATCATTACCTTGTTCTTGATTAGCTGCAGATGGATCAAAATTTACATCAACACTTCCATCTTCATTTGGTTGAATATCTATTGGTTGTTCTGGTGTATCTTTTTCTAACTCGACCTGTATTTCTTCAGGGCTAGGAATATTTATTTCTTTTCTTACCTCGTTGGGTAAGGCCTTGTCTATATTGTCTGCCATTCATTTTCTCCAGTTTTACTGTCTTACCAGTATTATAATTAATATTCAACCCCTGTGGTGTTGGTCCTGATTTTGGTGGTGGTCCTGACTTTTTACCTATCATTATGCACCTGAAAACTCTCCGAAAGAAAACTCATCTCTTTCTTTTGCAAGCTCTTCTCTCTCTGCTGGTGACATAGCTTCTAACTCTTGGTATCTTTCATACGCATCTTTTCCTAAACCTATTGCAGTCAAACCTGCACCAACAGGTGTAAAAGCTCTTGCTGCTCTAAAAAATGGATTTGCTGCTACTCTACCAATTGTAGATAAAATACCTGTGCCTCTAGGTGCTATTTGACCTACAGTTCTTTTTGCAAGTTCTGGATATAATAAATTTGTTCCAACTTCTACATCTGCAAATGCTTCAAGTAGACTTTCACCTTTTTCTAAATTTTCTTTTATCTTTGTACCAGCAAAAGTTGCAGCAACTGTTGGTGTGCTCAAGACTCTGACAACATCACCAAGTCCTGTTAAAATATTTTTAGGGTCAAAGAATGGGTTTGCACTTAATTGTTTTCTTACATTTGCT